ATGGCAAGAGTTGAGGAACGAATCTTGAATGGTGAAGAACAGCACAAAGAAATTCGTTCTGATATCAGAAAGTTAAATGATAAACTAGCAGAGATGGAAAAAGTGGTTCAAAAGAATCAGATAACTGTAAATATTATAAATAGAATCAGTTGGATAATCATTACAGGCGTGGTGGGTGGTTTCGGCACCTTAATCACCTACCTGTTCAATAAATAAGGAATAATAAAAATGTCAATGAGAACTGCCTTGATGGAAATGGCAAACAATCAGCTGGATGAAGTAAAGTCTGTTAATGAAGGATTTTCTGATAGTCAGCTTGCTCAACTAAAAAAGCAATATGAGCCGCTGCGCAATAAGAAGATTTCTCTGGCACACAATGATAAGTTGAATGCTCTCATTAATAGGTTTTCTAGTGATAAAGATGCTCTTGGGAAAATCTATAAAGCAGACATTCCGTTTGTTTCTCAAACAGCAATGTTGGCCCTTATGATGAAGCACAACTACAAAGCTGCTGATCTTAACAAACTCATGGAAATGGCGAACAATCAGTTGGATGAAGCAAGTGCGAAATTTAAAAAAGCTGCCAAAGATAGCACACTTGTTCATCGAAAAGGCATGTATGATGTAAAGTATGCCAAAAGTAGAAAAGGTCCAATTTCAGTTAAGTCTTTCGATTCACTGGATGACGCTAAGAATTTCCTCTCCGATAAAAAGAAAGAGGGATTTAATGGTATGGTAACCAAGGATGGTAAGCCAGTCAAAGAGTCTGTTGAACGTGCTGCATGGGTGCCAGAGTCTATTGCTGATGAGCAAGTAGAAGCATTCATGGAAGCAACTGTTGCTGCTATTGCAGAAGGTGATGATACTTTTGTATTTGAAGGTAAGTCCTACAAAGCAAAGACCAAGAAAGAAGACAAACTTGATCCTGTCGGCAAAGAAGACGATGATGTTGATAACGATGGTGATGTAGATTCTTCTGACAAGTATCTGAAAAAGCGTCGGGCTGCAATCAAGAAGTCTATGGATGAAGAGAAAATTGATGAAATCTCTAGAGATAAGCAGGATGCATCATATACTGACCGTTATGCTACAGGCGGTAAGGATACTGCCGCCATGCAGAAGCGTCGTAAGGCGGCTATTCAGAAGGCTGCTGATCGTTTTAAAAAGACTGGTTCATATACTGGTAAAAAAGAGTCTGTAGAAGAAGCAGAGAAAAAAGGTCTTTGGTACAATATCCACAAGAAGCGCAAGGAAGGTAGACCTATGCGCAAGCCGGGTTCCAAAGGTGCACCTACAGCTCAAGATTTTAAAGATGCACAGAAGACTTCTAAAAAGGAATCTGTAGAGGAATCTACAGCACAGCATAGTAAAGATGCTGCTACTTCTGATACATTCCAGAAGCAAATGGGTGGTGGACGTTCTCCTAGAGAAAAAGAATTTGTGGATATGCACAATTTAGAAGTTGCTCTTGATGTAAATAAAATCCATGATGATAACAAAGCAAACATTGAAAAGGCACTCAAGCAAACTCCTGCTAGAATGGGTGACAACCTGAAGAATGGTGATACATCTTTTGTAAGTCCACTGAAAGCAGATATCATTGATGGTATTACTAAAGCCTTACAACAAATGAAAACGAATAACTAAAGGATTAATACTATGTTAAAAGCTCCTGCATGGGCAAAGAATGCTGTACCTACTGTTAGAGGGTGGCAAAACCCAAAGACTGGTGAACTTCTGTTAGCCCGTAAACACAGTGTGCGTCAAGTAGAAGAGTGGCACAATAACAACAAAGTAGTTGTAGAAGCTAATCCAAAACTTACTCCTGCACCTGCTCCTATTATTGAAGCAGACCCTGTTGTAGAAGAAGTATCACCTACTGCTGAACCTTTGATTGAAGCTGATCCTGTTGACCATGACCATAGCAATATGACTAAGGCACAACTGGTAGAGCATGCTGCTGATGTACATGGTTTAGAACTTGATACATCTATGACTAAAGCACAAATGATTGAGGCTATTGAATCTATTTAAATAATGAAAATTCTCAGTGAAAAAGTAGCAGTAACAGAAGAAAATTATCTTATTGTTGCTGCTAAACATTATAATAATCCTCAGTGTTCCAGTACTGATGAATTCTATGCTGATCTTGATCGTATCAAGTACATCAAAAGAATTATCAATCGGTATATTGAAACAGGTGATTTATCAGAGAGATTATTATTAAATCATATTATTGTATTCTGTAATGTCTTTGGTATTGAAATTGGCGTGAAGATGATGGCAGTAAAGTTGGAGTATAAGTACTGGTCTGTCATCAAAACCATTTTAGTATTCTTAAAGTATATTGAACCTACTGACTTGATTGGTATTGATATGGATGCAAACGTTATTAAAATTCTTAGGAAGATTTAATGTCACTTTCTACAGTTGCTGACAGTATATACACATACAGATTCTTGAAGTTGTTAGTAACACCTTTTGAGAAAACCGAAGCCTATAAGCTAGGTCTTATTGATGAAAAAGGCAAGCGTACTGACAAGCCTGTCTCTACAAGTGAAGAAAGAAATGCGTTTAATCTGTTCCATAGACTTGTATTCAATATCAAAAAATTTATTGGAATGCTTCCCGGTGGGCAGATGAGACCCCCACTTACATCCTATGCTGCTGCCTTAGTTCTACTCAAAGAAAACTATGGAGTAGATACTAATCTGGTTCTTTCTGAAATGAATTTACCTGAAGATATGGAAGGTGAAATATCTTCTCTGGTAGAACAGTATTCAGAAGATGAGAACCCCAAAAAGAAGAAAAAGAAAAAGCCTGTTGAAGAGTTTGGTACGACAACTGCTGATGTTGCTCTGCCCCCTGCACATATGAAGTTTAAGGCATTTGTGAGACGCAAAAAGGAAAAGTAGATGTTCGCACTTCTTGGTTCTGTTCTAGGTTTCGGTACTTCCTTTGCTCCAAAGATTTTGGAGACAATTAATAAAGGTCGTGAACAAAAGCATGAACTTGCTAAGATGAAAGCATCTGCTGAAATCAAAATGCAGATGCAAGATGCTGAGTTTGATCACCTACAAGACATGGCTCACCATGAAGAACATAAACGTCTAATCGAACATGATATTGCTATCTCAAAAGAAACAGGGTTCTTTGCAGGACTTAAAAAAGGTGTGCGACCAATCATCACATACTGTTTCTTTGGTTTCTTCTTATTTTACAAAACAGTGTTAGTCATGGAAGCTTTGCGTAGTGGTCAGAACATTTCAGATATTTCGGATATTATCTGGGATGAGCAATCACAGGCAATCTTTGCAGCTATCATTTCATTCTGGTTTGGATCAAGGGCTGTAGAAAAATTGAAATAGGGATATTATGTGGAAATCTTTGAGTGAAAAATATGACATTAGATATACTTTTTTAGATATTGATGATGATTTATTACATAAATTAGAAGATGATATTAGAAAAAGAGGTGATGAAGTTTATAGAACTTCAAATGTAAAAGCTGATATGACTGACTGGAAAACGGAACTTAAATCATTCTTTAAACTAGAGTCAGAAATTTCAAAAAAAATAAACAAAGAGATAGTGTACGACAACCATTGGGGATTGATTTATAGAGATGGTGACCATGCTATTCCACATAGCCACGGAACTGAAACTCAAAAAATTCTTGACGGGGAATCTCCACCTGATATGTCATTTATTTTTTACATTAAAACCCCTGAAGGATCAGGAATTTTGCACTTTATAGAAGAAGATATTTATGTAGAACCTGAAAAAAACATGTTAATTGTTTTTGATTCAAGAGTTATGCACCAAGTTTTTCCCAATACAGTCTCTGGTATTGAGAGGGTTGCAACAGCAGGAAATATATTTTTTTTAGTTGACAATGTGCAAGAAATAAGATAGTATAAGTATATTACTATTTTTAAAAATCCATACAAATTAAGAGGTGCGTTCTATGACAACTAATAGTCTAGACATGAGGGATTTCTTGTCCCAAACAAAATTCTATGAAGCATATTCCAGATACATTGACGATGAAAACAGGTATGAAAGTTGGGATGAATCTGTTGACCGTGTAATGGCAATGCACAAAGACTATTATAAAGATAGAATGTCCACTGAACTTATCAATGAAATGGCAACTGCCTCTAACTCTTATAAAGAAAAGCGTGTTCTTGGTGCGCAACGTGCTTTGCAGTTTGGTGGCGATCAGTTGCTGAAGCACCAGATGAAAATGTATAACTGTACTTCTTCCTATGTAGATCGTGCTGCTTTTTTTGGTGAGTATTTTTATATTCTGCTTTGTGGTGCAGGTGCAGGTTTCTCTGTACAGAATCATCACGTAAATAAACTACCTATGGTAACTGACCGTAAGAAGCAAGCAAAAGGTTATGTTGTAGAAGATAGCATTGAAGGTTGGGCTTCTGCTCTGGATGTTCTTATGTCCTCTTACTTTGTCGGTGGTGGTGTGCATCCTGAGTTTGAAGGTCGTCGAGTATTTTTTGATATGACGAATATTCGTCCAAAGGGTGCAAAGATTTCTGGTGGGTTCAAGGCTCCCGGTCCTGATGGTCTGAGACAGGCACTAGACCGCATTGAATACCTTATTCAAGGTCTTGTAATGAATGCAAAAGAACCTGTACAACTCCGTCCTATTCACGTCTATGATATTGCCATGCACTGTGCTGATGCTGTGTTGTCTGGTGGTGTGAGACGTTCTGCTACTATCTGTCTGTTCTCTCCTGATGATACAGAAATGATGAATGCTAAGACAGGTAACTGGTTCACAGATAATCCACAACGGGCTCGGTCTAATAACTCTGCTGTGATTGTTCGTAAAGAAACCACAGAAGAACAGTTTATGAATATCATGGAAAGCATTAAGCAGTTTGGTGAACCGGGATTTGTATTTGTAGAGTCTACTGAGCATACCACTAACCCATGTGTAGAGATTGGTAAGTATCCTGTAGCAATTGAAGAAGATGGTACAAAGACTTCTGGTTGGCAGGGATGTAACCTGACTGAGATTAATGGTGGTCTTTGTGTAGATGAAGAGTCATTCTACAAAGCCTGTGAGGCTGCTGCTATTCTTGGTACACTACAAGCAGGATACACAGACTTCAAATTCCTTCCTGATACTACAAAGAAAATCTTTGACCGTGAAGCACTTCTTGGTGTGTCTATCACAGGATGGATGAATAACCCGGAGATTTTGTTTGATGAAAAGATTCTGGAAAAAGGTGCCAAGATTGTTAAAGAGACTAATGCTAGAATTGCTAGTCTTCTCGGTATTAATGCTGCTGCTCGGACTACTTGCGTTAAACCTAGTGGGAATGCTTCAGTCTTATTGGGAACAGCAAGTGGAATCCACGCTGAACACTCTGAGAGATATATTCGCAACATTCAATTAAATAAAGAATCTGAAGTTGCACAACTCATTGCTAAAACTAATCCACACATGGTAGAAGATTCTGTATGGTCTGCTAGTGGCACCGATTGGGTAGTATCTTTTCCTATTACACCAAAGAAAGGTTCTATTCTCAAAGACAAATTGATCGGCACAGATCATCTTGAATTGGTTGCTAAAGCACAAAAGCATTGGGTAAATACGGGTAAGAATCCAGAACTCTGTGTTGACCCTACAGTTTCTCATAACGTTTCTAATACTATTCTAGTAGAGGATTGGGATGATGTTGCACGATATGTTTATAGCAATCGGGATAATTTTGCTGGTATTTCTTTCTTGTCAACTTCTGGTGATAAGGATTTTAATCAGGCACCGAATACTGAAGTTATCGACGCTGAAAAAATGGTTGAAAAATATGGAGTGGCTTCTGTATTAGCATCTGGTCTTGTTGTAGATGGTCTGCAAGCATTTAGTGATCTTTGGATGGCTTGTATGACTGCACAAGGCTTTGGTGAAGATATCTCTGCTGAAAACTCTAAGAACACACTGAAGAAAGATTGGGTGCGTAGGTATACTGCATTCGCACATAAATACCTTGAAGGTGACTTGAAGAAAACCGAATACTGTTTGAAAGATGCATATCTGATTCACAAGTGGGAAAAGATTAAACGGTCTTACACTCAAGTAGAATGGATTTCTGAATTGTCAGAAAAGAAGTTTACTGATGTTGATACTCTTGGTGCTGCTGCGTGTAGCGGAGGCGCATGCGAGATCGACTTTTAAGTAGAAAGGAAAAACTATGGATATGAATGAATCCAGTCTATCTAGAATTTGGAGACACACTCAAGATCATACTACGGGGGCCATCACCACATTCCGTGACGATAGGTCAAAGCAAGAAAACAAGAAGAATAACCGAGAACTTAAAGGTTATTTGAGAAACAAAGGTTATGGTGTAACTTCTGTTGATGGGAACTATATTGAGCAATATGGTACTGTCAATGCCAAAGAAGTTACAGAACCATCATTCTTTGTGGTTGACCTAAAAGACACAGGTAATCTTGAAAAAGATTTGAAAATGCTTGGCGCAAAGTATGACCAAGACTCTGTGCTTATTGTTCCTAAAGGCGGTAAAGGTGCTTACCTGATTGGAACTTCTAATAGAGAAGATGCCTTTCCGTCTAAGAACAATAAAGAAGTTGTAGGTAATAGTAAAATGGGCAAAGTCGCTGGTCAGTTCCTGTCTCGTATTAGAGGTAGAGAGTTTGCCTTTGAACACGCTATGTCCTACAATGAAAGATGGGCAGATGCTATTCTTGCAGCGAAAGTAGAAGAACGATGAAATATCGCATTATCTGTGATACCTGTGAAGTGGAGAGTGTGGTTCATCTAGTCTATGATGAACCACCTAATCATTGTCCATATTGTGGTTCTGAAGTTACGGATGATGAGATTTCAGAATATGATGCAGGATGTCTTTGTGACTAATATAAGTAACCTCAGTTGATAAATTGACTGGGGTTATTTTATGTCTGATCATTATACAGGGTGGTACTATCAGTTTGCCGAGTATGACCCTGAAACGGCACCAGAAGAGTTTGTAGGGATAGTATACAGGATACAAAACCTAGACACTAATCAGAAGTACATTGGTAAAAAACTGCTCTGGAACCGCAGGAAAACCAAGGTAAAGACCAAAACAGGTGGAACCAAAACAAAGTATGTCACCAAAGAATCCGATTGGAAAAAATATTATGGATCAAACAAAGCACTTCAAGAGCAAGTTGAAGAAGTCGGTGGTGATAAATACTACAGAGAAATCTTGAGATTTTGTAAGACTAAAGGTGAATGCTCCTACTATGAAGCCAAATATCAATTTGAATATGATGTACTTCTAAAGGATGATTACTTTAATGAATATATCCAGTGTCGGATAAATGCGAAACATTTGAGGAAAAATGATGGCTAATGAAATTAAATTAGATATTTTTGAAGTTTTAGAGAAAGTGGGTGCTGCTAAGAAAAAGGCAGACAAGATTTCTATTCTCAGAAAATATGAGTCCTTTGGACTAAGAACTATTCTCCAAGGATGCTACAACCCTGCTGTCCAGCTAAAGCTTCCAGAGGGTATTCCCCCTTATACTGCCTGTGACCCCCACAATGCCCCCTCAAGCCTCTTGAGGAAGGCTAGAGAGATGCAGTACTTTGTTGGTAAGAGAGCAGATGACCTTGGTGCACTGAAACGTGAGACTATGTTTGTTTCTCTTCTAGAAGCTGTCCATCCTAAAGATGCTCTAGTCGTATTGCAGATGAAAGATAAAAAACCTTTCAAGGGAATTTCATCTGCTTTAGTCAAGGAGGCTTTCCCAAGTATCATGCCCCCTGACTAGTTTGTTATGACCTATTAACTTTCTAAGGAATGCATTATATGCTCGTTTCTCAAATCGACCGTTTGAAAAAAGATTATCGTGAACTTGAACATTATGAAAGAAAACTAATTAAACAAGGGAGAG